TGTAGATCGTATCCATCTGTTTAGCTAGTTCTTCACCACGACCAACAACCAGAGCAACTTGGTTCTCCATGTCAACAAAGTTATCTGTTGCCCGGTTAATACCTCTTGTAAGAGCTGTACCGGCGAATGCGGCAGCAATACCAGTGGCTAGCCTTGCAATGTTCTTTGTAGCACTAGCGGCGGTGTTTCCAACGCTCTTAAAGTCACCGTTTAGTCTACGGATATCTTGACGTGCTTTAGCAGTGTCAGCCGTAACGCGAATACGGACGCCGCGCCCCGGTCCTGTGGGTAATACCATTATCCTTCTCCTCTACGTTACGGATTAAATTGCCCTAGACAGTCCCTAATAACAGGGGCCATCTAGGGCTTACACTTAAATAAGTTTTGATGTTTGAAGAACTCTCTCGATAAAGAAAGCTGGGGCTTGTTTTGACCCGCCTTGGTTAAGATAGGTAATGTAAGGAGCATCGTTAGTAATTTGACCACCGATACGGAAAATAGACTTATTGTTTCTCCAACGAGAACGGGCAAAACCAGTGTCAACTGGGGTTACTTCTCGGAGAAGGTTGGTAGCAAAATCCATTCTTGCATTGACGTCGTCACTAGCAATCTCTTCAACCTCTAAGGCTGCTCTTCTCAACTCTCGATCGAAGTCCACTACTTCCATGCTCACTCCGAACACCATTGTTCTTTACTCCTCTTTGAATAAGGTCCTCAAGATTAAACTCTCCATCTCCACCTCTAGCTTTTCTCATATTGTCAAGCATCTTATTTTCAGGCATTACGCCTTCTCTGAATTCAGGCTTACGAGCCTTTTCTGAGTTAACAACAGCTCTAATGGTTGGGAATATTTCTTCAGGCTTCTTCTTTATTTCTGTCATAGAAGACATAATATAGTAAGTCCTCATATCCTCTGCATAACCGGGAGGTCTTGCTTTGAAGTAATAACACCAACCGACAAACTCTGAATAAGGCATGTCTATAATCTCAGAAATAGTTTTCTTCAGAAGAAAAGCGATTTCATAGACTTGGAGTTCTTCATCGGTTAGTTTCCCATAGGGGTTTCTCCATCAACATCACTATCAGGGTCAACCTCTACAGCATCAGTACTTAGACCGATGTAGTTAAGGACTTCTGTTGCTAGGTTATTAAGTTCATCAGGTGGGAAAGACTGGTAGTCTTCAACACTTAGCTCTTGCGCGCCAATTACACCAGCACCAATAACAATACGAAGCAGCTCCATACTATCCACTTCCTCGTTCTTCTTAGACTTTGGCTTAGTCTGGACTGCTTTAATCTGTTTCTGTAGTTCAATAATCTGACCGAACGTCAGTTTACGAATGCTTACTTTTTCTTCCATAAAGTCAACTTCTTTAGTGACTTCCTTACCAACTAGATGTTTCATCTTTGGTGAACCTTTCTCTATACTCTTTTAAAAACTTACGGAGTTTGAACAACTCACTAATTGTTTCTAATACTTCCTGACCTTCTTCTGGGGTCAACTGTTCCATACGCTGGGCGGTCTTATCTAGACTGATATCAACAGCACGAATCATATGTTTAGCAGTTACATCTAGGACGTAGTTTTTACTGAATCTAAACTTTTTTTCGTTCATAACTTCCTCTAACTTGATTGAAGAGACCCCCGAAGGGGCCTCCTCTTTAACGTCACCTAATTAACTATTAAAAATCAATAAATTAGGTATCTGCGATAGTCGACGGACCAACAAAGTCGACCTGAACCGAAATGTTAATAACGGCGGTGTTTGAGTCAGTCAGAGACGGAGTCGGCTGGATGGCTTCGATCTTGCCTTTCCAGTAGAACTCTGTGTTATCAACATCCAGCGTAGCAGCTGTACCATCAGCTTCTGTTACCGCCGCAGCAGCAAACATAAAGCGGAAAGCAACTTCTTGACCTTTGATATCTTCAAATTCTAGAATATCGCTAGGCACGTAGTTGATTGTAACGTCCATCGACGGAGCATCAGATTGTCCTGATACCTGTGAGGACTGTTGTTGGCCAAATACAGGAACGTTAGTAATGTTAGCGGCGTTACCTACGGCTGGGAATTCTCGTGGCGAAGGTACGCGTAGAACGTCAGTTCCCGGTGTTCCGCCTGCGAATAGAGCTGCATAGTCTCCAGCGACAGAGTCGCCGTCGATAGCGCTAACATCGCCTGTAAAAACGTCCATGTACGAGTAAATACCAGACGTTAGTGAGCTAATGTGAGTCATAAATTTCTCCTTAGAGGTGTTTGGTAAATGAAGCTTGCCAGACCATCATGCCTAGTGCTTCATTGTCGGGGTCATCTTGAGGTTGCGAAAGTGTTGAGTAATTGATTGTTAATGTATTGTCAATAAAACGATCAAACGTATCTTCTAAAGTACCAGCGTAGTCAACAGCGTCCATATGTCCGTTGTTTCTATCATAAAAGATCCTAAAGAAAATCAGTCCTTCCATAACAGAGCCATCACCGAAGTCTTCACGCTCACGGTCGTTAAAGGAGATTGAGTATCTCCCGTATAAGCTCTCGTTAGAGATGTTACCTTTGTAATCCTCTGGGTAAGCTTCAAGTCCTGAAGCGCCAACTAAGCTACCTACAATGAGATAAACTGGTCTAAAACTAGACATATCAATTCTCCTTAGTAGCTGTTATTTCAACAATGTACTTCATTGTAGGTTCAAACCCAGTGATAGTATAGGTTCTATTCTCAAAGGTTAGAGTTTGGTAAGTGTTTTCTGATACATCACCATACCTAAAAAGTAGCTTAACCTCTTCTGTACCGTCTTTACTAATAGAACGACTTACTTCGATACCTTGACGGGTAACAGGAGGGGCAGCACTTTCAATGTTAGATTGAGTAGTGTGATCAAAACCACTTACGGTTTTTGGTTGTAGAGTTACAGACTTCTTCACATCACCAACGGCGTTGAAGGCAGTCTCTACTCCACCTCTAATTCTTGAATCTAGGGACATTAGTTAGCCATCCACCAAGTATAGCCGGAGTTCCCGCGCACTGTAAGAGGCTTAAGTAGATCAACTACCTTGTAAGGGAATTTAACGGTCTTTGTCCTAGAGTTACTATCTGAAATCGAGATAGGCCCAACAGTTATGCTTTCCGCAATACTCTCTTCAGAGGCATATGCAGCAGGGAACTGTATAAAGTGGAGCGCTTGTAGCGTTGTAGCTAGCTTCACTCTTTCTGGGATTTCATCGTTAGCAGGATTAACAATCAAATTAAGTTTTGGGTCAACAAATTTCGCACTTGTGCGAGGCCACCCAAGCGGTTGGGAGGCACTCACAGCGGAACCAAGCCAACGACGTTCGTCAATCGCTGATGTAGCGGTAACAAGAGCCTGTGCTTTGGTAACGGGATCAGCAGCGTCCCAGTCTGAGAGGCCAAATCGATCAGCAAGGATCGTTGTAGCATCCGCGACTGAAATGTAGCTGTTTACTCCGACGATTAAAGCCATGAGTACCTCCTTTAAGCTTATGCGTGGTAAATTGGAAGGATCGGCAGGTTTAGAGCCGAAACTTTACGTGTCCAAGAAGCTGCTGCAGAGAAAGTAGCGTTAGTAGCAAACGCGTCCTCAGCACCAGCCCAAGCATAACCCTCAGGGTGCCACACGTAACCCCAACGGTACCAAACCTCAGTCTTACCACCACCAAGGTAGACAGACGCATCACGATCTATCTCAACCGGAGTTGGGATTTCAATCGGAGCGAAAGAAACAGAGTTGGGTTTCATAAGGAAAGTACACTTAGTAGACCGTGCGTTTAGATCGCCAGCACTAACCGATGCCATCTGAGTGAAACGAGTAGGCAGTAGGCGGAATTTACCATCAAAGATAGTAGTGAATTCTAGTTCACCGTCCGTTACTCGGTCCTCATCAACGAGGTTAGCAGCGCGGATCTGTGCAAGGGTCTCCGGAGAGGTAACCATGTACATGTAGTCCGGTTCGTAGTCCTTAAACGCCATACCAATTGCTTGGAACAGACGCTCACCACGAGCAGCACCAACACCCGATGCATCAAACAGCTTACGCTGATCAGGTGCACC